AAAATAGACCAAAAACTAAATAAACTATCAACTAACGAGCATCAACAGATTCAATTAGAAGACAAAATCTTAGCTTTGAATGAGGCTCAGATTAAGTTGATAAAACAAAAAGTTGATGGTTTTGCAGTCCCAAATAGATTGGGAATGGATTCTTTTAAGAAACGGTATGAAGATTTACAAAATTTAGTTATAGATTATGAAAATCAACCATTACCTCTTACAGAAGCCAACACAGAAATACATAAATGGGATGCTGACATAACAACACTGTCTCCTAGATACATGTTTTATGTAGACAGTTATATTATAGCAGATAAAGGTGAATGTAAAGATCGTAAGATTTGGATAAATAAAGATCTTAGTAAACACGGAGATTTAGCACTATTACTAAACAACGATCATTACAAGCCAAGTTTTGAGTATCAAGAGACTATAAACTCTCTCAGCTCAAATGTAATAAGCATTTATACAGATGGTACGTTTACACCTAAAACCCTTAATGTAATGTATATGAGGTATCCTATATACATTAATAAAGAAGGCTATATCCAATTTGATGGTGAGCCTTCAACAAACGTGGATTGCGAATTACATGAATATTTAGAAGATGAACTTTTAGATTTAACAGTTCAGAATCTAGCAATGTATACTGAAAATAGTGCTGCTGTACAAAGTGCACAGTTCAGAATACAAACAAACGAATAATTAATAACCCCTTAAATATATAAAAAATGGCGGATTTTTCATTGACTACATTATTTGTAGTCCCAGTAGGGCAGACAGACTTCCCTAGCTCTGGCTCAACTCAGGATTTAACTCCTGGGCAAGTAGGTTTCTTTTATCCAGATTACTCAGCAGTTGATCCAACAACTGATGATGTATCTGATGATGCATACTTCTACGTTGCACAAGGTAGAGAAAACACTTATCTTCAAGGATCAAAACGATCTGATAAGATTTCTCTAGATGCAAGTGATTCTAGTAATAGAAATGTTAATAATGTATCAGAACTTTATTCTGTAAAAGGTTGTGCAACAGCACTTAACCAAATTACAGAAGTAGACAATTGGACTGTACAGTGTGGTGAAGTAGTAACTTTAACATTACGTGCTCACTCTTCTTACATTGATACTCTTTATTTCAACGGATTTACACGTTCAGTAACTGTAAATGCACCATGTTGTGATTGTGGAGGTGATCCATGTGAAGACGTTGATGTACCAGCATTAATTGATCAATTTATTGCAAAACTAGAGCAACAAGCTCCTGGCAACAACCCAGACAACATTAGCTTTAATACTTTCTACACTTTTGAAAGAGTAGGTGATGATGCTTCTGCAAAATTAGTAATTACAGGTAAACCAGTAACAAAATATGGTCAGCCATGTGATGTAGCTGCTGATCCATATGAATTTGACAAAATGCGTTTTCATGCATTTGTTTATTCAGGACCTGCAACTACTGCAGATTTTATTGTAGCAGATAATTGTGATCCTGTTGCAGATGTTGCAGATGTTCAAAAATCTTCTTACCCAAGAGGTACTTCTGATGAAATCAAACAATTAGAAAAGAACTATTACAGTTACCAAGCTGGTTACTTAAAGTCTTTACTAAGAATGAATGGATTCAATCAAAACTTTGAATCTTATGTAACTGATGGTGTTATTTATGACACAATTACTATCAGATTTAATGAATATAATAAAGCTGCATACCAGTGGGGAGACTATATCCCTCAAGATTCAACTGTAATCATTGCGATTCCTCAAGGAGATTTATCAAATGAATTAATTGAAGGAATTATAAGTAATTACGACGGTGTTCAATATGGTGCAGTTTGCGGAACAACAACAACTACCACTACCACTCCATAATAAGGTTTGATAAGTAGATATAATGCATGCCAGAGGGTGAGAAGGATTCTCGCAATCCTCTGGCATTTTTATTTAAAAAAAATCATAAAAGTATATGTTAGAATATAATTTAGATTTAGTAACAGGATGTAATAATAACACATTATATCTTATTGTTACAGACGCTTCATACTATCCTACTAATCCACCAGTAGCGTTTAATCCAACTATTACAATTACACCACCAGGTTTTGACCCAGTGGTTTTGCCTTTTGTAGTAAATGAGACAAATGTTTTTGGTTCTGATGACTTAGGTATAACTGAAGAAGGATGTAAACAAGATATTCCTGATGGTATATATTGTTTAGAATATACAATAGAAGTGGATGAATTACTACCTCCAACAACTATAACTATAGATAAAAAACTATTACGTACTGCACAACTAGAAGAAAAGTTTAATAATGCTTTTCTAAAACTAGATCTTATGGAGTGTGATGGAGAGATAGCAAAGCAAACTAGTGTAAATCTTAATACTATTAATTTTTTCATACAAGGGGCTATAGCTGCTGCTAATAATTGTGCAGATAAAGAAGCAATGCGTTTATATAATCAAGCAGATAAAATGTTAAATCATCTTAATAAATGTGGATGTGGTTGCTCAGGAACTAACTATTTAGTAAATTTTAAATAATGGCTCAGTGTGCAAATTGTGGAACAAAGGTAGGGTGCGGTTGCCAGTTAACAAATGGGTTATGTAACTACTGTAAAGGTTCCAAAAAAATAAAAAAATAGTATGTTAGAAAGTAAGTTTACTAATTGTAAGAAATGTGGGGACATAGATGACCTACTTAAAAGAATAAATTGCAAGCTAACTGAGCTTAGTTATAACATGTACAACAATGTTGTATTTATGTTAAACAAGTGCGTACCTGCATATGAGCTTACTCAACTATTAAAATACAGAGAAATTCTAACAAAGAAAAAAACTAACTTAACAGTGTACACAAAAACCTATAAAGTAGGTGACTTATTAGGTGGAGGTGCTGTAGTTAAAGTGTTACCTGATAATGAGTATTTAGTAGTAAGTTTACTTGAATATAATAACTATGTTGGTTGGTCTTTGTCTGGTGACTATGATTTTATATCAGGTGCAGTAGGGAAAGAAATAGGAGATGGCCAAGCAAATACAGATGCTATAATAGCTATGTATGGTGAAGATAACTATGCAGCAAGTCAAGTAAGATCATTTTATGGTTCAGATTGGAATTTACCAAGTAAAGATGAACTTTATGAGTTATATATTAATAAATCAACTTTAGAAGCAGTTCCAGGATTTGAACCTTTTGATAAGTATTTTTATTGGAGTTCTACACAACCAAATGAAATATCAAATCCTGAATTTTATGCATGGGGAGTATCTTATCCTGATGGAAATCAAAATACTCCAAACAAAGTTATTGGATCAGGTATACGAGGTGTTAAAATTTACAAAGAAGAAGTAGAAGAACTTAGTGATAGTTATGTAGAAGACTTTACTGTAGAAGATATTGCAGGTAAAGTTATAAGATTAACTGCAGGATGTTCACCAAGATGTCCAGAAGTAAACCCAGTGTGTATATCAACAACTTCTAGTACCACAACAATAAACTGCAGCATTGAAAGCGGAGAAATAGAATGTGTTACACCACCAACAACAACCACCACAACAACAATAATTTAAAAAAAAAATAAAAATATGTCTTGTTCAAATTGTTTTAATGGATGTACAGAAGTTGCATCAGATAAATGTGTTAGATATACAGGAGAGAATATTTCTGAATTAGGAATATCTAACGGAGACACGTTACTTAGTGTTGAGCAAAAAATAACTCAATATTTAATTAGTACACTAAATGGGACAGGTATTTTACCTGATGTGTCTCCTAGTGTTCTTTGTGACATAATACAATCAAATTTACCAGCAGTTGGTCCATTTACACTAAATGACTACTTAACTGGTTTGATTAAAGCGTTATGTGAAATAGATGATAAAGTAACAACTCTTGAAAATGAAAACCCAAATACAGAGTATACACTAGAATGTTTAACTGTTTCAGATAATACAAATACACATGATGTTTTACAGGCTGTAATAACTAAGTTATGTGCAGTTGATACTGACTTAGATTCTTTCATAAGTCTTGTAGATTCAACATATGTAAAAATAGCTGACATAAACACTTACATAGCAAACTATCTAGCAACAGATCCTTCTGCAAGTTTAATAAGTAATAGAATGGCCCCTTACTCAATAACAGCTTATGGAGGTCCTTTAGGAAACTTTGATGCTTCTGGAGCAGGTATAGGTGATTGGGCTAAAATTTATTTATGTAATGGTAATAATGGAACACTTGATTTAAGAGGTAGAGCATTAATTGGAGCAACATCAGGAATGGGTGGAGGAGTAATGAGTTCAAAGGTGGACCCTGCTGTTGCAGGTAATCCAGCTTATACATTAGGTTCTACGACAGGAGATAACAGTGTTATATTGACTGAAGGTCAAATACCTAGTCATACACATTCTAATACAGTAACTGATCCAGAACACAGTCATGATTTAGGTGGAGAGGTAGCTAGTAAGCAAGATGTAGGTGATGGACAAGTGACAGGAGATGCATTCTCTAACAATAGTAACATTACAACTTATAAAGTAGATAATACAGAATCTGCATCTACAGGAATTAGTGTTACTATTGATCCAACAGGTGGAAACCAAGCACATCAAAATTATCAACCAGGAATAGGAGTGTATTATATAATTTATATACCTTAGTGTTATGAATTGTAATAATTATAAAGATGCTTTTTTACCTGTTAACCCTGATTGTGACAATGTAGTTTTAAATTGGCCATGCGGATGTCAAACCATTTATGTTAAAAGTGAAAACCCTCCATCATCTTGTAGTTGTACAAAATAAAATAATAATAATAACATGTCACCATTTATAGAAAAATATAAAAAAGGATTAGCTATAGTTTTAGGACATGTTTGTTTATTAATTGGACTTTATGCTCCAGCTCTTTCATCTTTATTAATTTCAGATGAAAGATTAAATTGGAACATAAATAATACAGTATTTACTGGATTAGGAATTATTTTTCTTTGGGGCGAAATTATTGCATTTGCAAAAATTATTCAAAACTCACTTTTAAATAAAAAGAAATAAAAAAAATGTATTATAAAATTGAAATAGGATTAATTTCTCTTATGTTATTAGCAGGAAACGAAATATTAGCTACATTAGTAGCACTTACTACATTGATATATTATGGGTCAATGTTAAAAGTAAATGTAATAGATAAACACCATAATGGAAGTTGGTTAAAGTATTTTAAATCTTTTTTCTGTAAAAAATGACAGTAGAAATAACATTAACATCAGCAGGTACCGATATATCAAATCTTGATATATATTCAGACAGTGATGGTTTTACAACTCCTGTAAGTTCAAATGTTCCT